TTTCATTTTAGAAATTGCTTCAATAGATTGATTGGTTCTTTCAATGTAAGTATTTACTTCTCTTTGTTCGTTAATATCCGCATCTTCTTTACCCTTCAATTCGCCAATAAATTCATTTAAAAATGAAATAGCATTTTCTTTAATCAAGTTAAATGTGGTCTCTTTTGCAGATGTACCTTCGTTGATCACTGATTTCAATACTAATATTTCATCCTCAGAAAGGATACCAGAATATTTTTCATTAAATGCTTCAATTGATTTTCCAATGATGAATTCATTAGCGTTAATACCATTTAATTCAGAAGGAAGTTCAACAGTTTCAACTATAACTTTTGAATCATTGGTTTTAACATATTCTAAAACAAGTGCAAAAGCATCATGAAGTTTATTCACATTGGTGATTCTTTTTCCCGGAAGACTTTCGTATAATAGGATGTGAATTTTTTCAAAAAGTTCTTTTTTATCTGTGTTAGAAAACTTAACTCCTTCTACAAGGGGAAGGAATTTTTTATTTTCTGCTTCGAAAAGTTCTCTAGTATATCCAGCATCTTTTAGTAATTTGATGTTTTCGTCAATATACTTAATTGCTAAATCTTCATTAGAAATATGCTTAGAAGCAATATTTTCAAAGATGGAATATTCCAATTTTAAAAGTGGAGATTCCTTCAATAGATTAACGAACTGCTTAATTGAAGCAGTTTCGCTCAAATTAGATAACAATGAGGTTTTTACAATCCCTAAGTTGTATTTTGACATATCAAGAAAGTTTCCTATAAATACTATTTTTTACTCGAAGTATTATCCTTAGATTCATTTTCCTTGAGTATGATCTTATCAATTTCATTGATCATTTTCTTGGCATCACTATTTAAGGATTTTGCTCTTTTTGATAAAGTGTCGTTATCCGACTCAGTATCGTCATCTTGTGGTCTATTTTTCATTCCCACTAGCATTTGAAGTTTATCTTCAAATGAGTCTTCATTTAAAAATTTCTTTTCAGATTCCTGTAAAGGAGCACCACCAGCAGCCGGAGTACCAGTAGGTTCAGGTAACTGATTTATAGTTTGTGGAGCATTAGTTGCACCTGCTTCTGGTGCAGGATTACCAGTATCAGCACCTTCACCCGGTTCAGCAGGAGCACCTCCAGCAGGTGTGCCTTGAGGAGCCACAGGAGTAGGATTAGTTGTTCCATATTTCTTATCAACACTATCAAACACACCTGTTTTAGGAATGTATGCCTGAGTATCTTGTAATTCAACAGAGATTGCTCTTTCCATTCTCTGATTTTTAAGGTCTTCCATGATTTCTTTGTCTGACCAGTTGAAGATGTTTCTTTTCGCCCATGTATGTGAAGCAGGGGCAATACCGGAACTTTCGGTTCTAGTAAGATCGTTATATAGTTGTACTTTTGCTTGAAGCGTTTCAGTTTTTAATTTGTCTGCTTGTGTTGAAGGGTTTGTCAATGATAAACTGAATTCATGAAGATCATCTTCAAATCCTTTCAAATATAAGTGGATAACTGCCATCTTGTTCAATTCTTGAATAAGGGCTTGTTGAATACGGTTCACTTTCTTCGCAAAACGTACATCCATTTGTGCTAAGTTTTTACCTTCACCAGCAGAACCTTGGAAACCTAAGAATGGCTTAGGAATACCTAAACCTGAGAATAGATTATCTCTTAAATAAGTTATGTCAGCAATTGCATCCAAGTTTGTTGCACCCGGAAGTGTTTCGATAACTGTAGATTTACCATCACGAACAGGCATGAAAATATCTTCATCATTTCCAAGTATATTGAAACGGTAGTCAATCTGACCATTGTTACGATAAACCTGTGGTTGTTTTTTAAATTTTTCAGCAACACGAAGAACATATGCCTCGATGTCTTTATCATCCAAGTTACCTACATCAACCTTGAATACACGTTTTTCACCTGCACGAAGAATACGGTAAGTTAACATTGCATCTTCTGCCATGATTAACTGTCTGAATACTCTACGAACTTTGTTTAAAATGGATGAACCATAAGGAAGGAATTTATCATCACCAAGTAATCTAAAGTGAGCCATTTCAAACAAATTGAATTCATCACCAGTTATACGGTTCTTGAAGATTGTTCTGATTTTTTTATCTTTAAATTCGTCTTTACGTTCAATGTCATAGTTAACCAATTGTCTTGCGTAACGAATACCTTTGCCTTTTTCACCTAATAGATAAACAAAATTGTCACCATACTTAACCAAGTTTCTTGTCCAAAAAGGCAGATTGACATTAATATTCAAGGTGCCATAGAAGAATTCTTCCAAAATTTCTCTGATTCTTTCTTTTTTCGAGAAGATACGTAGCATACGACCATCATCACCGATAGTTGTAGATTCCTCCATAAGCAGGTCAAGTGCGCTGGCAATAAGTGGGTAGTATTCCATACCTTCATAATCGATATATGCTGGAAGACGTGCTGCCTCGTATTGCATGGCTTTTTGAAAGCCACTTTGCTGAATTTTAAAGAATTTATCGAAAACGACTTCTTTTTGTTGAAGTTCGAGTGCTTTAACACGTAAATCTTCGGGTCTCTCTGCTTTTAGTAATATCTTCTCTTCTGGATTTACTTTGAAATCAGATGCAGATAACCCCGCACCATCCAAGTTTAAGAAATTATTTAAGTTTTGATATATTGTTTTCTTATTATCTGACATTTTTATACTTTTTTATAGTTAATTATAAATACTTCCATGAGTTTGGATTCGCCTTGATTAGCGCAAGTTTTTCTTCATTTTCTCTTCTTTTTTCATCCTCAGCAGCACGTCTTGCCATTTCTCGTTCACGATCAAGCAGCCAAGAATGTTGACCATAAGGATTTGAACCATGAGGTCTAACATCACCTGCTTCTCTTTTTTTTATTTCGTCTGGTTGAATGTTATCGTTTACACCTAAAACCATGATAGAGTCAAGCATTGCTTTAACTTTTTCATCAGAAGTTAGACCTTTGATCATATCAAATGCACAAACATATTGACCCATTGCTAATGATAGAATATCATCGTCATGGAAAGATCGTCTCGCTTCTGCAATTCTTCCATTGCTTTTATTTTCGAAAGTCTTCATTTCTTTAGTGGTACGACTTGAATGGATAATAATATCCTCAGTACGAACAGCACGTTCAATTTCATGAAGAACCATTCCTCTAACCGATGAAATCAAAAATCCTGGTATGAGATCGACTTTTATGAAGTTACCCGGAGATACTTCTTTTTGTGATGTTTTGATATAACCACTTAAACGATCTCTAGTTGGTTTGTGATTGACTTCTGAATAGTGAATAGATTTTAACGGATAACCAAATTCAATTAATTTTTCCATTGTACCCATACCAAGACCATTTACATCGATAACAACATATGCTTGATTGTAGTCCATACCAAATTTATAGACGATTTGTGCAAGATATTGTGGCGTAACTTTACCGTTGTATTGTGCTACCTGCTCAGTCTTTCTTCTAGTAATAGTTTTTTCTTGTAATTTTCCATTGTTGTGAATATGCACTTTCTCTTTATAATCAATGATTTTTAATATATTAATGGTTGAAAAGTCTTCACCATGTCCAGAAGAAACGTCAACGGAAAGAATGTAATTGAAAGTAGGCATTGGCATTTCCCAAATCCACATGTTTTTATCTTCCCATTCTTCTGCAATAGGAGACTTCATGTGTTTTTCCTCAATACGCTTTATATATTCCTCAGCAAAGAAGTTGTTACCTGAACCCAAGAAACTTAACTCAAGTTCTTGAGCCAGTTTCTTCATGTTACCATTATAACCTCTACGTGCTTCTACAAACCAAGGCGACAACGGTTTGAATCCGTCAGCAATGAATTGTTTTCTTTTCTCAAAAGAGAAATCTTCGTCAATAATTTTAAATTCGTTGACAAGTCCTTCGTTTTTTACCCAATATAAATCTTTATTGAAACGAGGATCATTATACCAATATAATTCGTTGGCATGAAAGTGGTTTTCACCTTTGATCGCCTGAGTATAATTTTCGTAAAATACTTTATCTAAACCTTGTGGAGTAGATACGAAGATAGATTTACCCCCTGTACCTAATGTAGGTTTCGCAGATGTCCAGAAGTTCTCACCGTTCTCTGTATGAGCAACCTCGTCCCAGAAAAGTAGTGTAGGTGTAATACCGTTTATCTTGGTTGGAGCAAATGCCTTTACTTGGCTACCATTACTATAACTCTTATGATCCTTTGCATCTTTGTCACCGATTTTTGGTCTTAAAAATGAAGGAGAGTTACTAATAAAGTTTACAACATCATATAACAATTCATCTTTTGCTGTTTGTAATTTGTTGGCGATCACGGCTACCGATCTGTTATCTTGGAACATGATATACCATGCGATATACGCGCAAGTAACAGTTGATGCACCACCCTGTCTGTATTTGTTGGTAATATTGTGATCAAATCCTAAGTATGATTTGATTAAATTCTTTTGAAATTCGAATAATTTGAAAGGAACTATTTCACCTCCCTTACCTTTAGTCTGATCGAAAACGGTGAGATAAGTCTCAATGAAATAGATGGGATTCGTTTTACAACGATAATATTCATAAGTCTGTTCTTCAATATTTAATTTATCTGCACGTTTTGCTTCACCACTTTTAGTAACTATGATAGGGACTCTATTATCTGAGGCTTTTCGAAGTTCTTCAATCTTTTTTCTTAACTCAATTTTGGAAATTTCTTCCGGGGTGAGTAGATCATAGTCATCTTCTTTTTGTACTTTTTTTGCCATTTATAGTATTATAGTTTATTATAAATAGCCATAAAATGAAAAAACGCTGATTTTGAGTTCAGCGTTCGACTTTTGTAAAATGTAAAACAAAAAAATTAGGCGATTAACTCTTCGTTATCGAAGTATTCATCATCATCAGAAGAGTCACCTTCTGGTTCAGTTGCAGCAACTGGTTCATTTTTTTCAGGTTTGAATTCTTTTACCATAAGATCACGAGTGTAAAGTATATCTTTCACTTCTTTGATCGTCATACCAAAGTGGAAAACCAAGATTGGAAGTTCATCATACATTAAATCCAATGAATCGTCATTGTAATCTTGATACGCAAGTGCATGAATAGCATAGTAGCCATCCAAATAGCATCTATCATTAAGTTCGTGAAGGCAAATCAATTCAAGTTTATCAGTTTCTAATGATAGAATCGAATCAATATGTGTTTCCGCAGGTGCCTGTGCATTATAACTTGCAGGCATCGCATCCCATCCCCATGCTACGGTATCAACGGAAGAAGGGTCTTTACTGAATATGAATTCGTAAACACCCTTCCCTTTACTGTTGTACCCGACCTTATTGACATA